GTATTCTTTATTCATTTCCTTCTGCCTCCTTGATTAGTGTTACTGCCTCGCTTACTTTGTTGTATTCTCCGTCGTACTCCCAATTACTGATGGCAATTTCTAACGCCTCTTTGATGAGATTATTCACTTGCTCTCCTCCTCTTGTCTAATTAGGTCATCTATTTCAGGGGCGTACGACATACGCCCTGCTTTCTCGCTCTCCTCCCCACAGGGGGTTTCAGCGTGTTTTATCAGCGTTCGATCTGAGAAAGACCAGCCACACACTCCACACTTAGGCATTGGCTCCCTCTTTCTCCCAGTCTTGTAGTTCTCCACTCACATAGCAGACATCTACCTCAACAGTCCAAGCGTAAGAGTTGTCCATTTGATCGAGTTTCTCCTTCGCCTCCTCTGATGAGTTGGCCCTGATGTAATAGATTTCTGTCTTGCGTAGTCCGTACTCTCTCACTTGTTGCCCTCTCTCTCTTGTTGTTGTTCTATGTCTTTATCCATACCGCAGTCATCACACATCACTATTCCGTTAGGTGGGTAATCCTCCCCGCACACTAGGCAGATATCGCTCATCGCTTACCCTCTCTCCCTATCTTGCTCATTAGGTAAAGCCCTAGCCCTATCGCTAGGCAATAGACCAGCACTTGCCCTAGCCCGTTGGTCCAGTTAGTTGATACCTCAAACACGAGCCACCTCCGCCTTCAATTCAAGGACACGGCGGGCGATAAGGTCAAAGGGGTATGAGCCCTGCCCTTGTAGCATTTGAGCAATAAAGAGGGAAGCGGTGTCGCTAATTTTCTCCTCTACCAATTCCACTACTTGCGCGGTTAGTGTCTCCCACTCCTCCCGCAAGTTGTCGGAGATAGTGGCTACCTCCTCGCCCTCTTGCTCTAGTAGTGAGCGATAGGTGTCGTAATCATTCTCTGCCACTAATAGCCAATCATTAGCGAATTGTTCAGCGTAACTTGTCATCTCTTATCCTTTCTAAGTGGAGGCTAATTCCTCCCCTCCCCTCAGGGTAGGCTATCCCTGAAGGAAAAGCAAGCATTAGAACTTTTCGGCTAGTGCGTCGCGTAGTTTTGGATAGTTGGCAAAATCTTCTAATGTCGCACGAAATAGAGCCTTGAGGCTTGAGGCTGTCATCACCTCTTCCATAATGAGATCAGGCTCTACGAATAAATCACCAGAAAGGGAACTCAGGATCGCATTTTGTGAGGTCATTAGTTAGCCCACCCTTTCAAGGTCATTTCACAAGCCCACACATTCATTTTGTTGCCGTTACTGTCCAACACCCAAAAATTGCCACACCCGTGATCATCAAGGGTCTTTCTGTCCTCGCCTGAGATCAGGCTTACAGGCTCACCTTTTGGGCGGGTGTAGCCGTGCCACACCTCACGATTCAATTCATACACATAAGCGGTCATCTTTTATCCTTTCGTTTTGGTCTGGCTCATCAGACGGGGGAGACCAATCCGCCCGTGACCGCCCTTGCGGGCGGTTTCGCCTATCCCCAAATGATTTCTCCATAGACCGCCATTTGTAGGATTAGATCGGCGGAACAAGCGTCGTGATGCCCTAAATCTTCAAGGGCATAACCAGAACAGTGATACAAGCCAAGACCTACGCCCGAAACAAAAGCGTCTGTAATCTGTTTTGGGGTGAGAACAACATCTCGCAATTCGTCTGTTTTCTCATCTACTACAACCATTTCAATGCTTCCGTTTTCGTAACTGTTCATTGAATGAATCCAAAAAGAAACATCGCGGGTTGGATAGGAAGCGATTTCTAAGATGAGTTTTTGTGAATAAAACTTAGTCACGGGAATCTGTACATCTTGGTTGTTTTCAATGGTTTTCACTGTTTTTTATCCTTTCACGAGTGAATCGGTGTTGATTCACTAGGCACAGGGTAACAGAAAAAGGGATAGGTGAGGGTCTTCTATCCTCTTTTGATTGGGTCTGACCAGACAAACCTTTCAAGGGTAATCACTCGAACACTTGTACGATTTAGCAACACTCTTGTTGCGTAAATAATTAGTTGAACATTCAACTATCTGTAAGGCTAAGGTAGAGGTTGAGGGTTAGGTCTGTCGGTCTTGAATCGGATTTATTATTGGAAAAGAATTATTACAAGGCAGGGGCGCAGGGTGCCGACGGTGTAGTACGCCCTCCTGTCTTTCAAGGCATATCGGTCAAAACGGGCAGGTCGGACAAGGCAGACAAAGCAGACAATACGGAAAAATCGGACCCCGTAGTGCTAAAAAACGGGCGGGTGTGTACTGTACTCCCCAACTAAATATCTCGCCTAAATAAAGTCCGATATGTCCGATTTGTATACATAAAATGCCGCGAATAAGGTGACTTTCGTCACTTAATAGAGAAATGCGATATTTTTCCTGCCTTAAGTATAGTAGGGAGCAAATGCGGAACAGCCCTAGCATTTGCGACCAAACAGGGCGCTGCGCTCGCGCTACGCGCCTGGTAACGGTTACCAACTTACCCCCTTGCTCCTAAGGTCGCTTCGGGGCGCTCAAGCCCCGCTATGTGGTGCTAGGCACCACTTTTAGTGGGGAGTAATCCATCCATCAAAGGATCTAATGACAGTCACGCCCAACAAGACCAAAGAGTCAGACAGAGCAAAGAGGGTAATCCTCCAGTGTATGGCTGAGGGTATGACTGTGGAAGAAGCCTGTAAATTGGCTGGCAAATCCATCAAGTCCTATGAGTACTATCGTAAGTCTGATGATGCTTTTCGCAGCCTAGCAGATAGAACCCGCCTAGGATCCATCGAGAAGAACTTTGCGGATACTGCGGCCCTTGGCCTAGATTTCGTCACCTGGCGCGAAAAGTACCTCAAGTCCAAGACTTTCCCCCACCAAAAGAATCTGATAGATGTGATTGAGGGTAGGGACCCATCGTGGCTTCATCCCTCTATGAAGTATGAAAAGGGCATCGGCGATAACCGCATCCTTTTGAACATCCCACCGAATCACGCAAAGTCAATGACGGTGACGGTGGATTATGTCACCTACAAGATTGTTAATAACCCCAACTTTAGAGTTCTCATAGTTTCCCAAACCCAGCGTTTAGCGGCTGACTTCCTTTATGCTATAAAGCAGCGACTAACGCATCCAATGTACGAAGAACTACAGCAGGCCTACGCCGCTGGGGTTGGGTTCAATACTAAGACAGCCTCCTGGCAGGCTACCCGTGTTACCTTCGGTGATGAACTCAGAGAGTCATCTGAGAAAGACCCTAACCTCGAGGCTGTGGGTATCGGTGGTCAGATCTACGGTAAGCGTGCCGATATGATCATTATTGATGACGCTGTGACCTTATCCAACGCTAATGACTTTGAACGACAGATCAAGTGGCTTACCCAGGATGTGAGATCACGTCTCAACCCCACAGGTAAACTGGTGGTGGTAGGTACTCGTGTAGCAGCAGTAGATTTATACAGAGAACTACGTAGCCCAGACCGTTACCCTGGTGGCTTGGTTCCTTGGACCTATCTGGCGATGCCAGCCTTGCTGGAGACCAACGAAGATCCTAATAAGTGGGTTACCCTCTGGCCTTACTCTGATATGGCCTTTGATGGACAAGGTGAAGACCAGAAGACAGAAGAAGGTCTATATCCTCGCTGGAATGGTAAACATCTCTATGCTGAGCGTCAGGCTATGGATGCCTCTACCTGGGCTCTGATTTACCAACAACAAGATATTTCCGATGATGCCATCTTTGACCCAGTATGTGTCAAGGGTTCTATTGACGGTATGCGTAAGGCTGGAAGGTTACAACCAGGTGCTCCTGGTCATCCCAGAGATTTGAATGGCTTTAGCGTTGTCTGTGGCTTAGACCCTGCAATGGTGGGAGATACCGCAGCAATCTGCTATGCGATAGATCGTGTAACGCATAAGCGTTATATCGTTGATGCTATCAAGATTACTAGACCAACACCTGCTCAGATTAGACAGTTGATTGTAGATTGGTCCAATGTCTACTCACCTAATGAGTGGGTAGTAGAGCGTAACGCATTCCAGTCCTTCCTTACTCAAGATGAAGGCATCCGCCAGTTCCTTGCAAGCAAAGGTATTATCTTGCGAGAACACCATACTGGTAATAACAAATGGGATGCAGGCTTTGGTGTGGCATCGATGTCCACCCTCTTTGGTACCAAGCAGCAAGATGGAAAGCATCACCGAGATAACATTATTCATCTGCCATCAGATCAGACAGAGAACATCAAGGCTTTGATAGAACAACTTATTACTTGGTCACCTACC